CGCTTTGCGTGCATCCTCGAGCCGGTACAGCCGGATCTCGGGGGACAGTTCTGCCATCACCCGACCCGAGCTACGGAAACCGCGACGACGATCGCGAGGACCGCGAGGAACAGGACCCAGGTGATGTTCAGAGCGCGTGAGACTCGATGGGCGCTGGACTGCATTACCGGCCGATGACCTTGAAGCCCCACGCGTGGCTGGACGCGCCCCACCGGAACTCGCCGCACGCACCATCAGCGACGACACCACGGCAGACGAGGTCGAGGTTGCTCCCGTCCGTGTAGACCGACAGCCCACGGTCGGGGAGGAGCACCTCGTTGACCTTGAGTGTGGCCGTGAGGTTCTCGTCCCCTTGCGGCCACGCATGACGGAGGAGCCCGGCCTTGTCGATCCAGAACGAGTGGTCCTGCTTCAACACCGGATAGAACACGTTTTGCACGGCAGAATCTCCTTCGGAGGCGAGAGATGCGACGGGCGGTTGCGGCACAGCACCGCGGACGACCGCGAGCACACCAGGAAGCGCGGCATAGAGGTTCTGACCGGGACACGCAGTCGGGAAGTACGGGTCGTCACGGTGGCCGAGCACCCGGACCTGAGCGCGAGGCACGAGGTAGCCGTGATCGCAGGCCCAACCGATCCGCTCCGCGAGCGACGCGAGAGCCGCCTGGGAGGGAGTCTCGACTTGGAAGTTGCCGACGACACACCACGACGCTGAGATCTGGTTCTGTTGGAGGGTCGCGGCGTCTTCGTAGGCGAGGCCGCGGCCTTCGCAGACGTCGCCGTTGTGATTGTCGATGAGTTCGTTGTAATCAATCGCCGCGAGTGGGGCCGAGTTCCCTGGCGCCGCGTGGGAGGTCACGGCGGTTTCGGTGACACGCGCCCATTGCTGGATCGTGAGCCCGCCTTGACCGCCACCCGAATGATGCACGTACGCGATCGGTGACGGCTTCGGCGCGGGACGCAGCTTCGCGGTGTTCGCCGGATCCGCCCAACTCGAACGGGTATAGAAGGTCACGCGAGACCCAGATGCGAGAGGGTGAAGTCCCCACCAGCTGCGACAGCGCCAGCCCCCGAGCCTGCCCCACGGTTGATTCTTGCTTTGATTGTGTGTGATCCGGTCGACGCCGTGAAGACGACCCGGAAACTCAACGGGAGGTTGATGCTCGCGTCGGGGAGATAGATGCTGCGTTGCACGTCGATGTTGGAACCATCCAAGTCGACGTTCACGTTGAAGTAGGTCGACCCTCCGCTACTCGCGATGTTCATGTTGCCTTCGTAGGCCCACTCTTCGCTCGTGACGCTGTTCCATGTGATCGAACTGCCGTTCACATCGACGACAGTGCCGTCGATGAAGAACCCGACGCCCGTCCCCGTACCCGTGGTCAATCCGCCGATGGAGAGACCCATCGGGAGGCTCCGCCATGCCCCGCCGTCCCAGCGGTAGAGGATGTCCCGGTCGGTGCGGTAGCAGATCATGCCGAGGGTCGGGGTGCCAGGGAACGCGGATGCGGGGATGACCGACTGGCGCGCGATCTCGTCCATCTGCGCGTCGGTCAGAACGTCGCCGCTCGCAAAATCGTGTAAACCCAACGGACTAGCTCCTCCACTGCAAGGTGAACGTGATCGTGTAATCGCCGTTCGCGTCCGCCTGATCGGCGATACCGATAATCACTACGTCCTGTTGGATGGTGGTCGGAGACCCGGTTCCCAAGGGTGTGCGTTTCACGGTGATGACCGACCCGATGTCGAGCCGCATCAACGCTTGCCGGTCAATGAGCGCGAGCCGCGCCGGGTGGATGACGATGGAACGGAACCGGGTGCGCATCGTCCCGTAGGTGTCGCGGAGTTCGTTCGCGAGGTTCTGCGCGTAGATCGCCGAGAGCGGCAAAGTCATCGTGAGACTGCGGACACCCCACCGTCCGATCGAGTCAAGGTCCGCGGCGACCATCTCGACCGGCGTCGGATCTCCGGAGGTGATGACCACTTTGTTGTAGAGAAGTTCGGTGCCCGTCTGCTCGTCGATCTGCGAATACCGGTAGGTATCCGAAGGGTTGTCGCTGATCGTCAGGGCGGGGGTCGTCGCCGCCAACGAGTCGAACGGAATGAAGACGAACACATCATCGACAGTTACGAACGTGAACCCGCGTTCAGCTTGGGCGATGGCCGTCACGTCATCCCACGCGGAACCCGTGACGACTTCCGTCTTAGCGTCGTAGGGGTTCACGCCGGGAAGCAGGAACCGCGTCCGGTGATACTCGGCGAGGTCGAGAAGGTAGTTCAACCGTTGGACGGCGGTCTGTGAGTGCCGGGCCTCGTAGGTGATCTCATGGTTCAGGAGGACCATCGAGTCGACACCGCTCAACGTGACCGACGCGGTCTTGCCGAAGTCGGTGTGATGGATCTCGAAGTTCTCGATCAGTCCCGTGTACCGCTTGATCCCATCGACACTGATACGGATCTTCCGTCTCGCGCCCAGCTCCGGGTAGTACGGTCCGGTTGTGTTGGAAGGGTCGTAATCCCTCGCGGTGTTCGGACGGTCGTTGCGGATCTCGATCGTCGCCGTACCAGGATTCGGGACGTCGAGTTCGCGGTTCCGTCCCCGCGACGTATCGAAATGGGCGACATCGTTCGAGATGTCGAACCATTCGGTGTCCGGCGCGAGGGTGTAGGTCGTGTTGTTCAGGTGGCCGCGCGTCCCGTTGAGAACGAACCCGGTACTCATGTTGGTTCTCGTCGGTGGAAGCCCGAGTTCGATCTTGAACACCGGCTTCGTCGTGACGACCGGGATCGGCCCGCCGGTCCCGATGACCCCCCCGTCCCAGGTGAGTCGCGGGTCCGACCAGTTGTAAGACGAAGTGCTCCACGTCCCGACCCCGGAGGGCGTCGAGTTGTCCGCATAGTTCAGGGCATGGGTACGGAAGGTCGCGCGGACGGGCTTGACCGAATAGTCGGCCCGGAAGAGTCCGCCGTAGAGGTTGATCTCGTCGCCGTAGGTCCCGTCGTGGAGCGGGAACCAGAAGTGAGGTCCGGCACCCCTGTTACTGAATAGCTCCCAGAACGTGAAGATCGTCTCGGCGTCGGCGGCGACCTGCGCTTCACTGCCGAATGTCGTGTACAGCCCCGTTGTCCCCGGCCAGCCGCTCTCAGTCGCCCATATCCGCTTGTGGCCCGTCGGGGGAGCACTCGGCGTCCCATAGGACTCGTGGACGCAGACGATGTCATCCCAGAACGCGTACGGGGACGAGCCGACCGTGATCGTGTTCTGAAACGCGTGCTTCAGCGGGTTCTCGAAGAAGTCGTAGAGGACCCCGTTCGGTCCCCACACATACGCGTGAATCGCATATGAGCTGAGGTAGGCGGTGCCGTTCGTCGTCCCCGCGACGATGCCGTTCGTGTTGTCGAAGAGGTAGTCGAGGAACGTCCCGATCGACATGTTCCCGACGGGCTGCAGCGCGGGGTTGCTGCCGCGGTCCCAACGGTCCGTCCAGTGAGTCGAACCTGAACCGCTCGACGCCGGTCCGGCGTTGATGATGAACGGGTCCGACCAGTTCCCCGCAATGTCGGCCTGGGTCCGCATCGCGATAACCGCTTGCCGCAAGAGATTCCGGTAGGTGTTCGACCCGGCCTCGAGCCAGAACTGGACGATGTTTGGTTCGTTCCAGATCTCCCACGCGTTGACCGTCGTATGCAGATCGCGGTAGGCGCGCGCACACATCGTCGCGAACTTGTCGTAATCGTTCGGCGGGGATGAGGGGTAGGTCCCGCCACTGACCTGCAGCCAGTCGGGGACGAACGCAGTCACGCCGAGCACCTGGAGTCCGATGCTCTGCGCGTAGGTACAGGAGGAGCTGACGCTCGAATAGTCCGGCGTGTCGTTCGTGTAGCTGAGGCTCGTCGGGTAGATGGACGACATGTCGATGAGGATGCGGACCCACCGAGCGCCCGCCGCCTTCATCTTGTCGAGGTCCGCGTTGGTCAGGGACTCGACCTCTTGGAGGCCGTATTCGATCGAGTGGGTCACGTCAGTTCGACGACGATGGTCGCGAACAACAGGTCGTCATTCGGCGACGTGCCGTCACCGGTCAGTGGTCCAGTCGGAGGAGAGTTCACCCCATCCAACGCGACGTCGTTGATGCCCCGGACCTGGGTCAACTTCGTTGCCCACACGTTGCCGTCGGCGGTGACGTTGATCGTGCTCCCACCACTTGTCGTCGACACCTTGAACGCCGTCGACGTCAGCCCCGACGAGATGACAAAGTAGGTGGTGCCGATGACGGTCCCCGCAGGAACGGAAGTCGAGTTCGCCGCGCTGAACGTCACCCGGTCGCCAGCGCCGAGACCGTGGGCAGTCCCACACGCGAAGGCATCGGTGGAGGCGGTCGCCGTACAGAACCCCGGACCGACCCCAGCATCGACCCACGCCCACGTCCCGGCGACGAGACGGACCTCAGTGGCGCCCGCATGGACGAGGGACTGTCCCGTCCAATGTGCGCCGAGCGATGGCATCGGGAACCCATACAGGCTCCCCACCGAATCGATCGCGGCGGCAGTCCAACCGGACGGGAGGGGGATAGACACATACCCGGAGCCGGCCCAGTTGCCTTTGACTTCCCCCGAGAGATGCAAAGTCCCCTGATCGCCGACCCGCTTGTAAAGGCCCGCCCACGTAGAGGTGACGACCGACAGGCCGTTCCCCGCGGGCGTCGGCGCGTAGATCGAATAGGTCGCAAGCGCCGTCTCGATCGCCTCGATGGCATCCGAATGGTTGTTGACGAGCGTCGCCTGGTCGGGACTGTTGAGCGGGTTCCCTGCGGCGGGACGCGCGAACGAGTCGACGGTCGGTGGGGTGTCATCGAAGTTGGTGCTCATGGAATCTTCCCGCCTGCGCTCTTATGGGCCTGGAGTGCCTGCGCGACTCTTCGTCCCGCGTTCGCGTCCGCGACGAGAGCGTTCACGTTGATGATGTAGGTGTCGCCCGCGGCATTGCTGCCCGCGACTGTCGCATCGGCGGCGGTCGCCGCTTTGCCGCGCGAGGTTCCGCCCTGCTTGATCGCCTGGACGGTGTCCGCGTCGAGGATGTACTCCCCACCGTGGAGGAGCATCGGCACCGGTTGATCGCGTTGACCGGGGACCGGACCACCGACCCATCCTCCGGGACTGTTGACCGCTGCGGTCCGAGCAGGACCGCGGCCCTGCGAGTCATTGTGGACGCGTTGGATTGCCAGATCGAGCAGGTTCCAGGCAGAAATGGCCTGACTCACGTCGACCCTCGGAGCCTTCTCCACGACCGGCGTCTTGTTGTAGTTCTCGATTGCCGTCTTCAGTAGTTCGATCTGTGTTCGGAGTCCGGGGTATGCAGTCTCGAGTCCATCGAGCGCGGTGATCGCCGCGTCCTTGGACGTGTTCGACGCATCCGTCGCGGCGGTCTCTTTCTCGATACTCGTTTTGAGAGCTTCGATCTGGCCCCTGAGCCCCGGATATTGCTTCTCCAGCCCGTCGAGGGCGGCAAGGGCCGCTTCCTTCGATTGAGTATTCGCATCGGTCTTGGCGATGTCTGTATCGAGCGTCAGCAGGTATGCGTTGATGATCCCCTGGAGTTGTGGGTATTGCGCCGCCAGGAGGAACAGCGACTTACGCATAGCGTCATTGCGGGCGGCGGTCTGCGCGCTCGCGCTCGCGCCCGGTCCGAGTTGCTGGACCGCGTACTCGCCCGCGGCCGTCGCGAGTTTGCGGATGTCCTGGCCTTGCGCCTCGAGGTCGCCCTTACCGTTCCCGATCTCCTCGGCAAGAGTCTTCGTCGCGTCCTTGACCGCGTCCTGCGCGTCGAAGAGTGCGAAGGCTGACTTGGCGAAATCATCGGTCTTCTTCGCGGCGTCGTCCGCGGCCTTCGCGTAATCGGAGATCGACTTGTTCGCCGCGTCGAGGACGCGCGAACCGTGATCGATCGAGTCGGCGTACTTGTTCTCCGCGGCGACCGCGGCATCCGAGCCTGACGCCTGATCCTTGAGTTCCTTCGTGTGATCCCGGAGTTCCTGCTTCGCTTCCCTGGTGGAGAACCCGGCCTTCTCCATCGCAGCAATGAATCGATCGGCCTGCGCCGGGGACTTGCTCAGAATGTCGTTGAACTCCTTCATCACCTCGGAGTAGTCGGCCTGCTTCCTGAGCGCATCGCCGACCGCGAGAGTTCCCGCATGGAGTCCGTGAGCGTGACCCTCGATCGCGACCTTCTGGCGGTCGAGTTCCGAGGTCAGTTTGGAGAGAGATTCGCCCGCCAATGTCTTGACGTTCGTGTCAAGCAGTTTGATGGCGGTGTTGTCACTGTCGAACGCAGCCTTGAGCGCATATGCAACGCCGACAATCGCACCGATGGCGAGAGCCGCGACAGCGAAGGGCGCCGCCGCCACACCAGCAGCGGCGGCGGTAGACGCGGCGGCAAACTCGCCGGCCGCGACCGCGGCGGCTTCCTCTGAGGTGGCGAGCGCGGTCATCCCCGCCGCGAGACCATAAGCGAAGTCAACTGCCGCCGAGAGGTTCCCGACGAGCGTCGTGAAGAACGCCGCGGTCTTCAGTCCGATGAACGTCAACATCGCGGGAACAAGTACCCCGGCAATAGCAGAACCGAGAGCGATAGCCGCGACCTTGTTGTCCTCGAAGAAATGCACCGTGTCCGCGAACCCGGACGCGAGCGACTCGATAATCGGGATCAGCTTCAGTCCGATGGTGACGCCGATGTTGGTGATCGTCGCATCGAGGGATTTCATCTTCCCCGCGAATGTCTCCGCCGCCGTCTCACCTTGACCCTTGAACGTGGTCGCGAGGAAGTTCACCGCATCGGCAGAGTTCTTGAACCCGGCGATCTGATCCTTCGTCGCGATGCCCAACCGACCGAGTTGCGTGTACCGGCCCGCTTCGACCTTCACCAAGAGGTCTGTCGCCGCTTCGAGTGAGAGGTGTCGAGCCGCCGCGAGGTCAACCGCGACGTTCAAGTCGCGTTGCGCGGTCGATACTGAACCCGTCGCGGTAACCAATCTGGAGAGCGAGTTCTCTGTCTCCGACGCGGTGAAGCCGAAATGCTCCATCGCCTTGTCGGTCGATTCGATCTTGCCCTTCTGCTCCTCGAACGACGTCCCCTGGTTCTTCAGAGACGCCTCGAGCCGAGCATGGGACTTCTCGAAATCGTCCGCGGCCTTGAGCGAGCCGACGCCGACGAGAACCGCACTGGCGGCGACCGCGGCGAGAGCGACCCCACCGAGTTGCGCGAACTTCTGCAGCCCGCCCGACGACTTGACGCCGAAGTCTTCGACCTGCTTGCCCGCCGTTGCGAACTTCCGCTCGAAGTCGGAGGTGTTCGCTTTCAAAAACACGATCAGCTCTTCGACGGATGATGCCATTAGAAGTCGCTCACCGCCTCGTTCTGCTGTTCGATCTCCATCGCACGCATGGCGAGGACTTCGTCACACCACTCCGCATTCGCGTCGAGGTAATCGGCTTCCGACCAGTGCATCCACCGGCAGAGGATGTAGGCCCGGAGCGATTCGGGCGGAGGGACCGCTAGGTCGTCTCCGCCTTCGTAGGGTCCGACGTTTCGGCGGTCTCTTCGGCGCGGGAGAGCCGGTTCATGGCCGCGATCGTGAACGCGTCGAACACTTCGGAGAGTTGGTTGTCCATGTAGCCGCAGAAGTCGTCGTAGTCCGCCATCAGCGGCTCGTCGAGCGACCAGTCCTCGATGAGCATGTAGAGGTTCGCGAGTCCCCACTCCGCGGCGAAGTCCGAATCGGACGTGAGGATCCGCACCGCTGCCTTGCCGCGCGTTTCCTTCGGCAACTTCTCAGCACCGATGCGCGTCTGGAGTTTCGTGTAGGCCCGCATGTATGGCCGGCGTTGCCGGTTCGTCACCGAGTTCGGGTTCCGGAACTGGACCCAATGGGTCCCGTTGAGGAGTTCTATCTTTTCCACCTTGTTCTCCCAGCCTAAGAACGCTTTGCGGACCGCGCCGAAAACTTCCTTCTCGTAGATCGTCTTCACCTTCGGTTGCGCGTGAGTCGTTCCGATCTTCCACGGATGTTTCCCATGCGACCCACCGGCCATGAACGGGCCGGTCGCCCAGACGTTCCCCCAGTGCAGGACGGGGTAGTCCTCGTTGGCGTTGAGCTTCGCCCCGACCTGGTGCTTCGCGGTGTCGCGCTCGATGAACTGCCACGGTCCCGTCGCCTTGATAGCGGCGGTGGTACTCCGACCGGAACCGGAGACCTTGACCGCGACGCCGAGCTTGGTGCCGCCCTTCTGGCGGTTCACTCCCCGAAGGGTGAAGCCGTGGACGCCGACGGCGGTCAGGGAAGCGAGTGCCTCTTCCCTGACCAGCGCCGCGCCCTTTTTGACCGCGACTTCCGACGCGATCGGACCGACCTTCGCGACCTCGAGGAGTTTCGCCCCGAGTTGCTCGACCGTGATCGGCATTTAGCCGACGACGTTGATGGGAGTAGCAGCCGCCCACGTTCCCGAGATCGCGACCGGACCCGACACGTCCACGTCGTAACTCGTCGAGAAGAAGATCGTGCCGAAGAAGTACGGACCCGACGCCGATGGTGTCGTCGGATACATGTACGCCTTACGCGCGACGCCACCCTGCGAAATGGTGAACAGCGCTTGCGAACCGGTCGTCGCGGTGGAGTCATAGAACCCGCTCACGGCCCCTTGAGCGTCTGGGAGATTTTGCACATATACGCGACTTGTGTCGCCGAACGCCGTTACGTCTTGGTTTTGTGTGGTGCCGTTGAGCGACCACTTCGAGAGATACCGAACAGGTGTCGCTTGTGCATTTCCAGCAGACGATTGGTCCATCCAGAAATCTGCACCGCGACCGGAGATTCGAGCCATGCTCTTGCCTTCCTATTTGTTGAGGGTTGAGAGCAACCGCGCGGCGGCGTTCTCGAATGTCCTCTCCCTGATTCGGGAGGAGGCTTGGTGTGCAGCGCGGACGCGCGCATCGTCGTGGCCGGCCCACCATTGGGCCAACTCACCGAACTCCCCAGCCGAGGAAAACGTCGGGAGGATGCCCCCGAAAACTTCGTCCGATTCCGGTCGCGGGTCGCGGAGATAGAACGTCTCGCACGCGGCGAGCTCGACCTCACGCGGCCCCATGCTCCAGCCCGCCGCGAGGTCGGGGCGGTTCGCTTCGCGGCGGTACATGTTGGCGCTCAACTTCGACGAGCGGTAGATGTCCGCCGTCTTGTCGTTGTCGATGCAGAACTGCGGGTCCGCGTCGAAGAACGGGAACAGCGGGGAGTCCTCTTTGACGGTCGGCCAGTTCCCGCCGAACTTGACGTTGAGGTCGCCCCACTCGACAGACTCGAAGAACTCCGCCCGCGAGTCGTACCCGGTCCCGATGAAGCTGAAGTCCCAGACCGGTTCGCCCTTTCCCGGAAAGTGCAGGTCGGGGTCGTAGCAGTGCGGCTGGTAGTAAGCACGGTCGAACTTCGCGAGATTCGTCGGGTCGTTGACGATCGTCAGGTCAGCGAAGGCGCTTGCCGCGATCTGCTGGTCGTCCTGATACGGGGACTCCGTGAACAGGTAGACGACCTTCTTACCCCGCTCCCGCAACAACGGGAGGACGAGCTGGGGGATGAAGAACCCCGAGACGATCAGCACGACGTCCGGGTCGCCCTTGAACGCCTCCGCAAAGATGGTGTCTACTGCGAGCAGGACCGCGTCGACGTCGTCGTAGGGGCGGATCTGGCAGTCGTACCGCTCGTTATAGAACGAGAGATCATGGTAGAAGTCGATAGCCGCACCCAAGTTGACGGTGCCAACCTCCGCGCCGTTCTGGCGGAGTCCTTTGACCCAGCCAGCGCGGACATCCTCCACGGACCAGTTCGGCCCAGGCGAAACGACGAGGATTCTCATTCGATAACCCGGATAGTTTCGCAGGGCCAATCTTCGCCCACGTTTCGGTCCGATGGATCATGGTCGAGCGAGGAGCAATGGCGACACGTTGGGAATATGCCCTCAGTGCGAACGTGAAGCCTTCGGACAGCGTCGATCTTCTCCTCAGCAGTCATGCGCCGTGTTGGCTTCCGCCGAAGTCTTCGCGTCCCGTCGTCATCGTGCACGTAGCGACGAACACGTCGAGGTTCGGGAAGTAGCCGACCGTCCACTGCCCGCGGTTGAACTGGTCCGACGCATCCAAGCAGCCTTCGACGGCCTCGATGGTCTCATCCAAGACGTCCTGCACGCCGAGCGCATCAGTCGCGGTGCTCGCATAGATGTTCAGTGCGAACGTGATGTCGATCGCGTCCATGTCGCGGGTCAGGATGGTGACCGCGACCGGCATGACCGTGTCGCCCGGCCGCGGTTCGCCGCGGTAGACGCGCTCGACGAGACCGGTCAGTGCCGCGTTCGGCGCTCCCGTTTCGGGGTCATCGGTGAGCAGCGCGTAGAGGTCGGCCTTGGCGGTCGAGATCGTCATCAGCCCACCCGCCTAAATAATGCGTACCAATCGCCGCCGTTGACCGTGGACTCGATGACCTCGAACCCATCAGGCGTGAACGGAATCACGTTCTCGTAGAACTCACCGTCACGGAGTGGACCGCCGTCAACCGCGGAATGTGGCGCGCGTCCCGTCGTCGCGCAGGTGACGACCATCCGTCCCCCAGCTTTCAGAACGGACCTGGCGACCGTGAACACGTCGGCAATGGTCGGGCAATGCTCCAACATCTCAGTGCAGACCACGAGGTCGAAGCGACCATTGCGCGGCCATGTCTCGCACCAGTCCGCGACGATGTCGACGCCTGGACCCGGTTCGATGTCGACGCCGACCCATTCACGATGCGATATGACGTCGCGGGCGGTGCCGTTGACGTTGCGCGCGCCGCACTCGATGACCCGGTCGGCTTTCAGGTCCAGGGAGGCCAGCCAGCCGTAGGCCTCGGGATGCACTATGCGATGCCCGGTATCGCGATCTCGTCCGCGACGAGCTCGCGCGCACGGTTCGGGATCGAGAACGACGGACCGAACGTCGTCCCGGTTTCTATTCCGAACGTCTGGTTGCCCGAGCCCATCTCCGCGCGCCACACATGGGCGAGAGTGATCGCGGCGGCTTCCTTGAACCTCGGCGGGACGAGCGCTGTTGTTGCCGCGCGCCCGCACACCATGACCAAGACGATGTTCCTACGGGATGGCCAGAACACCCAGTCATATCCCGACGCGCGCCGGTAGATGACGTTCAGGTCCGACTCCCACAGATAACTCTCCGGGGGAACGGTGCCCGCCGTTTCTGCGGTGAGGACATGCGCGTTCGTCTGGACGTACTCCGTCAACGACGTGATCGACTCAATGGGCTTCGACCGCGGAAGGATCGTGAAGTTCCCGCCGTCATGACGTTCCGTAACTGACCGGTCGACGATCGGGCCGCAGAGGACGTCGAAGCGGAGACTGACCGCCGTGTTCATGGAGGTGAGCCGCGTGTCGTAGGTGTTGTCCTTGACGTTGATCGCTTCGCGGGCCTCGTCGAGGCTGAGGACATCCAGCGTGCTTGTCACTAGATACCCCCTGGTACAATCTGATCGCCGCTATCGCGGTGCGAATTAGGCAGAACGGATACGCGACTCAGCGCCCGTCGCATCTCGGATACGCCGCCCGAGCACCCCTACTTCGGTGGGGGTGATTTCGCGTCAGGCGCCATCAAGCACCGTCCGAGCGGAATGGGTTCACCAAGTGGAGGACCAGGAGGACGGGCAGCCACACACCGAGCATGGGGACCGTTGCGAGAATCAGGACCGGCGCCGCCCACTGGAACAACCGCACCGAATCGGTGGCGACGAGCAGTTGCCCGTAGGCGAGAGCGAGCGCGACCCAGAGTCGCGTTGACCCGTTCGCGATGCCGAGAACGCACACACCCCACGGCAGGACATAGATCCAGAGTGGATCTTTGCGGTGATATTCGACCGCCGACCGGAACGGATGCGCCAGGATCTCGGCGTGTTCCGGGTTACTAGCCAGCGGGTCGCGACCAGCCTTCAGGCACGCTCGGAAGAACACTGGCGCCAGGCCAACCAGCAAGATGGGCTGCCACGCATAGACGGCTGCAAACGGTGGCGCGGTCTCTTTTACACACCCGGCAATCAAGACCAACACAACGGCCAGCCACAAGAGGCCATGCGTTGCCGCCGTAGCTGCCCCAAGTGCGAGCGTCATCGCCGGCAGATCCACCAACACCGGATGCTGGACGTTGTAGTGGATAACGCCCGACAGACCCAGCCCCAGCAGACATGCCCACCAGCTCCCCGTGTAGGCCCACAGGAGGGCCAGGTAGACGATCGCGGACGCGTAGGCGGGTATCCGCCACCGGTCCTCGTCCTGCCCGATCAGACGAGGGAGGAGCCACCGGAAGTGGAACGGCCGCGACACCTTCTGATGGCCGCCAAGAGCGAGATATCGGACGCCGTCCGGGGTCAGTCTGTCAGTCACAACATCCGACCAAACCCAGGACTGGGGCGCGGTTCGCTCGGTGGCGTCCACGTCTCACCCTCTGGGGTAACGAACTTCCATCCCGCGATCGAAATCGCGATCAGTAGTGCGTCCCAGTCGGACATCCGACGTTGGCGGTAGTTCTCATCCGTGTCGAGAGTGCCGTAGCCGTGCATCGGAGCGACGACCGCGTCGATGGCCCTCTGTAGCCGCTCGTCAGTCACCGCTTCCACACGCCGAGCGTGAACGTATCCGGGTGACGCTTCCCCAAGTCGTAATCCACCTGCAGGTCGCCCGTCGAGTATTCGATCTCATGGCGGTAGAGCTCGTGCGGTTCGAGCGTGAACCCCAGTGGCTCGAGCGTCGTGAAGTCCTCGGTCCAATCCCAGTCGTCGAAGACGACCGTGCAATGTTCCGCCGCGAGGTCGGGGAGCATCGACACGAACGCGCCGACATCCGCAGGAGCATGGGACGCGTCGTAGAAGATGAACCCGTACGGTCCCGGCGGCGTGTGATTCTGGAAGTCGCCGACGATGAGCTCGAAGTCCAGCTCATAGACGAAGTCGTCGGTGTTCTCAAGGAACGTGTCGACGCTGACGCTCCGCCATTGGTGATTGTCGACCGTGACGAACCGCCGACCCTCTGGCAGTCCCCATGCGATAACGCAGGTCGAGAGTCCGGTGTAGTGCCCGATCTCAAGAGCGTCGCCATCGGACCCGCGGGCGAGCGTTTCGAGTTGGTTACATTCCGACGGGGAGAGCAACCCGCCTTTCCTGAGAATCAGCGAAGCCCAGTTCACCCTTCGACCCCAGCCGCCGCCTTGATGGCCTGCTGGAAATCCCAGGTCTTCTCGGTGACGTGAATCCCGTGCTTGTCATGCGACGTTTTCGTCATCGTGTCGATCCACACCGGGAGATCGGCCTGCGATGCGCGAATGAAGAACGAGATGTCTTCGCTGAAGTAAGCCCTGCCCTCCAGTCCGGGGGAACCGTCGGGGATCTCCAGCGGAGTCCACCAACCGTCAGGGCCGATCTTCTCCAACGCGCTCCGGTGGATGAGGAGCATCGCCGCGCCCGACGAGTCGACGTGAAGAACCGAATCCTTCTCGTACTCGAGCACGTACTTGTAGCCGAGTATGTCGCCGTCTTCGTTGCGGTTCCAGATCCCGATCGTGGGGAAACACTCGAACGTCTCACCGTTCGTCTCCGGATCCCAATCCGTCGTACTCAGGGAGAAGCAGAGCCCGCCGATGATCGGCTTGAACGACTCACCCCCGCGGGCGACACCGACCATCCGATGAACCGCCCATTCGGGGAAGCCCATATCGGCGTCGATGAAGAGCAGCCAGTCGGATTCGCTGCGCATGAACTCCGCGGTCACGAAGTTCCGCGCGCCCGCAATCCAACCGCTACCGGCCTTGCGCGAGATCATCCCCAACCACATGCCAGTCCGCGCCAGCTCGTACCGCTTCATCCGGTCGACACTGTCCATGAAGATCATCGACACGTCGCCGGGAGCGATGTAGCCGATCGTCACCCGGTCCTGCGGGGTCGCGTTCGGGTGAGGTTTCGCGGCGCGCCGCTCCGCGCGGTTCACCGAGTCTCCAGATCATGTTTCGGATTGTGGACGCGCGCCGGGTGATCTGCGGTCTTCCGCTTCTTTTCTTCTTCGCGTTTCTTCGCGCGGCGTTTCTTGAACATCTGAGCCTCCCAGCCAGGGGGATTGAGAACCCCGACTGAGCGCCAGGGGGATTACAAGGCCCGGAAGAATCCGGGTAAGCCGTTGACCGTCGACGGCTCGGCGTCCGACTTCCTGAGATAGAAGCAGAGCAGGTGCCGGTCGAAACTGTTGTCGGGGTAGCCCTGGATGTAGTCGCCATCCTCGATCAGCCCCGCCGCACGGACCGACTCGATCCACTCCTGGTAGGTCTCTTCAGGGTCGCGCGGTTCTTCCAGATCGACAGTCAGATAGCACTGACGATCGACACCATGACCGCAACAAGCGAACGCGGCACCCTCAATCCAACCGAGACACGGATCAGGATGAGCAAACGAGCGAGGTTGAGAACAGACCGCGCACGGACCGTCGCCCTTCACCCGACAATCCGCAACTGCTCACCGACAACGCGATTGCCCTTCGACGCATTGCAAGAGCGATGCGCGAGAGCGACATTCGCTCGCGTGTGCGGGCCGCCGAGCGACGCGGGGACGATGTGGTCCATCGTCGCTTCGTTGCGCTTCACGAGCTTCTTGCAGAGATGGCAGCGGTGTCCGTCGCGTTCGTAGATCTCGTCGAGCGTGAACCGCTCTGCCGTCGGGGAGCCGAGGCGCTTGGCGCGGTAGGCCGAGTCCTGCGCGCGCTTCCAGTCGCCGTTATCGCGGGAGTACTGGACCGCCCGGTCGATCATCGCCTGGCGGTTCTTGTCGTAATACTTCGCCCACGCCTTCTTGCGGATTTCGACGGTGCGTTCGGGGTTGGCCTTCTGCCACTTGACAGACTTCAGAACCGCTCGTCTAGAGCCGCATTCCTTACCGCAAACTTGCGGTGGTCGCCCACCATTGCCGCGATCTCGTTCGAACACGGAGTCGCAGATGACACATTTAAAGGACTTGATGAGCACTGCCCATCCCTTCTATCCAAGGAATGCATTGATTGTACTTGGTGGGTGAGACAACGGGGATAGCCGCTGCCTCACCCACCAAGACACACATTACAGGTTGCTGTTCTAGGTCAAACCGGACAACTAGAACGTAGGGGCGTTAAGCCCCGTTCCGGTCAACCAGGCCACACTCTGTGGATACCGCTCAGCGGTGAACGCAATGTACTTAAATATCTGAAGGCGGATTTTTAGGTTCGCGGACAGCACGTCCGGCAGGACGCGGGTGTTGAGTCCGCCTTCCCACAGGAGCGGGTCGGACCGGCGGATGATGATGACCCGGTCCTCACCTGTGCTCGCGCCCTGGTTCGTCGGGATGTTCGGGTCGACGAACACGTCGATGCCCTGCATCGAACCGACCGCACCCTGAGATGCGACCTCGACACCGCCGGCCATCGAGTTGAACTGCGGCTGAGCGACTGGCAGCACCAATGGACGGTTGCTCGTGTCCGACGCGGCAAGGAGGAACGCCCACCGACGCGGGTGCATGATGATCGCATCCGGCGGGAGGTACCTCGACGTGTGGACCGAGTTGATCAGGCCCGCAACCTTGCTGTACAGCGCGGCTGCGGTCGTACCCGTGAACGTCGCGGTGGTGACACCGGACGTGACGGTCAAGATCCCCTTCACTTCACCCGACGCGCCGGTCCCGTAGAGGACTTGCTGGTCGAGCTTCATGTTGAGGTCCGCGACGAGGTCGGTGAAGATGATCTCGTCGAAGTTCAGCGGCGACTGATCGAGCAGCTGGATTGCGATGTCCTGCTGACCCGCCAAAGTCTGGACCGCGGCAGAGACCGTCGCATCCGTGACGTCCGTCGAGGAAACCGAGCCACCATCCGCCGTTTGGATTGCGACGGTGGAACCCGTCGACAACTTCGGGATGTTGAGTGAGTCGGTCCCACCGGGGAGCGCCATCGAGCCGATGACGTTCGCGGTGGCACGACCGGCACGCAGAACTGCGGCGTATTCGTCCATCAACCACGCGGGCGGGACGAAGTAACCGCCCTGGCCGTCGGTGCGGTTCGGGTTGGTCCGTTGCTCGAAGTCGACTTCTTCGCCGTGGCGGTTCAGTCGATCCTTCGCGCCGCGGTCCTGGTTGACCTGAGCGTTGACGAGATCACGGAAGTACGAGACCTTCGAGCCGCGCTCGTAGGTCGGGGCTTCGCTCTTCACCCGGACTTGGTTCTCGACCAACGCGGTGCGCTTGAACGCCCGGTCGGTGTTCTCCGCACGCTTCTCTTCGTCCGCGAGCTCGGTCACGCGAGCGTCGCGGGCGATGATGTCGTCGTCGAGAGCCTTGATGGCTTCGGTGATCGTGCGGAACTCGGTGTCTTCGTCTTCGGTGAGGTCTTCGCGACCCTCATCCTTGGCGAACTGGAGAAGCGAAGAACGCTTCTCTTTCAGGCCGGTGACCGCGGTGCGGTCCTCGTCCTGTTTGGCGATGAGACGCGTGAGCATCTCGTTTGCTTCGGACATTGGTTCTCCTGTGAGAGTTGTTGAGTGCTTCTCACGGGTGATCGCGAAGCCGAGAGACGAGGGCGCCAAGGTTCGGCGAGTCGTTGTTTCGGGTGCGACCGAGGCCGGGGTTTCAGTCGAGCAGTGCAGCGCGTTCTGCTGCCTTGATGCTCATGGTCTTACGTGGGGTCAACTCGGTGATGAGTTGGTCCACGTTCTTGCGGACCGCGTGAAGGTCATCGAGTTCGATGCCTCCATCCGCGGAACGCATTTCGACAAGCAGATCGTCGAAGTTCTTGAGTGAGCGGAGCGCCTCATGGAGTTTCAGGGATGTTCCCGAGTTCGCTCCGTCCTTGACGATGGAGACGTCCCCGCCGTCGACGTTGACTTCGCGAACAACGCGCTTGGTGTCGTCCTCTGTCCATTCGTCGACAGTGACGCGGAACGCCCAACTCATATCCGAGAGGTCCCCGCGCTCGATCTTGTAGCGGATTGCCTGGACGTGCGGGTCGCGCGGCTCGAGGCCGGCGCGCACGTAGTAGCCGTGCTGGTCGGTTCCGATCTGCAGCGTGCCCGAGAGTGTGCGCGCGAGTGGTAGGCCTCCGTGATCGACATTGAGGACTACGTTCGGGCTCCGACTGAGCGTCCGATTCAATGCGCCGCGGTCGATGACCTCGGTGAACTCGCCGTAACGGTCACTCACGATGTAGGGCTGGTCGAAGACCGCCGCATATCCCTCGAACTCGAGGAGACCGCTCTTGCCTTCACGGAGTTCACATTCCTGAAGGCCGCGCCGCTCGGGTACGCCTTTCAACAGCTCTGAGCGTGAATCAGTCATTGGGCGGTCCTTGATCTGGGGGCATTGGCGGTTGTTCCCCAGCCGGTGGGAGGTCTTCCGTTCCAGATTCGGTTTCGGGCATCTCCGGCAATCCCTCGAAGTTGCGGACCTCGGGGGCGACGAGGAACCCCGCGTCGATGCCGATCTGCCAGGCCTGGTATCTCGCGAGGAGGTCCGACTTGAGGAGGTTCTTCGTGTCGAACTTGACGAACGTCGTCCGCGGGAACAGGGCGGTGAACGAATCCTCGAGCCTGACCAACCACGGGTTGATCGCGTTGTTGAGGAAGTCCATCGCCCGCTGTTCACGGTTCGCGTAGGTGATCGTCGCACCGCGCGCGGCCGCGCCGATCATCTCGGGGGCGACACCGAAAATCTGGCAGATCATCACCTGGTTGTACCGTTGGACCTCGATCAGCATCGAGTCCTCTGGCGTGACGTTCCAGGGCGTGAGCTTGACGCCCGCACCCAAGACGGGAGTTTCCCGGCTCTCGGTCGCGCGCTTGATGCGCAGCCTGATGGCGTTCGCCTGGTCTTCGGTGACCGGCTGGTCTGTCGTCGCGGCCGCGGTCGGATGGATGCCATTTTGGAAGAAGTCCAGCCCGAACCGTTCCGCCTCGACCCCCATCCCAATCACGCGCGACGCATACTTGACCGGTGAGAGCCCCGCGAGGTCGCCGGGCATCATCGGGCCGGGACAATGCCACATTTCTGAAGAGGTAAGCGTCTTGCCGTGGATCTTGAACACCTTCACGCCCGAGCGGATCTTCGCGCCGGTCGCGGTGTTCACATCCCCACCGTCGGACTTGCGGACGTTGACCTGTTGCGGGTCGACCAGATCAATCTGAGTCGGGTATCCCAAACGGTCGGTGTTCGTGATCAGCCCGTAGGCGTTGCCTTGGAGGAGGAGCGCCATCATCACCTGATGCACCCACTGCACCCCCGAGAGGTAATCGGACGGCTTCACCAAGATCGGCGGTTTCGGTTCGACCTTGTCCGCGACACCCAAGTTGATGCCAGGGTCGCCGATGTACGCGTCGACGGGGAAGGTCCCGATGATGTCCGCGATGATCCGCACACACGCGTAGACGGCGGCGTGACGCATCGCCTGATCGCTCGAGACCGAATATCCCCCACCGGCGATGGTCGCGGTCTGCCCGTTCGTCGGGATCATCCATGACGGCATGAACGACGTCAGGTTCGCGTCGCGATGCTCTTGACTCCGTCTGATGA